TGTCTTAATGCTTTTTTTTGTTCCGCCATTTGCGTTTGCTGTTCAGCTAACTGCATCCTTCTAGGATCACCAGATAATATAGCGGTTGCTCTACCTAAACTTCTTTGTAAAGACTGCATACCTTCTTGTCTGCGTCTTTCAGCCTCTTCTGGTGATACTTGTTGCATTGGGTCATAACCACCCATTTCTGTTAGTCCTCTTTGATAACCTTGACCTATTCCTTTAAAAAAATCTCCTATTGCCATATCTTTATCCTAATAAGTTTATGCCTGGTAAACCTGTTCCTTTACCTGGTAATGTTGATGGCATCTGTATAGATGTTATTGGTGGTGTTTGTGTTTGTGAAAATAAATTACTAAACATTGGTTTTGTTGTTTCGTAAAGATCTTGTGCAGCATAAAACTTTTCTAAACCACTTGGTTGATAACCACCAGTTGTTGTCATTGTTGGTTGTACGCCACTTACGCCAGTTGCTAGTAAACCAAGTTGTTGTCTTGGGTAATCTAATGCTCTTTGGAACTCGCCTCTTTGCGCTCCGATAGCTTGTTGTTGTAATGCTTGTTGTTGTGCGCCTATACCGCCTAGCAAACCAAGACCCTGTAATTGTTGTCCTGCTAAACCACCAAGTAAACCAGCTTGTTGTTGCCTTGCTCTTAACTCAAGCTCTGGTGCAAACATTTGCATTTGTTGTTGTCTAGCCACATCACGCTCTGCTGCTTGTTGCGCCTGCTCAAAGCCTCTTTGCCTTCCCTCTACAGCAGTTCTTTGCATTGCCTCTGCGTAAGGTCTTTGTGATTCAGACTCTATTATTGCTGATCTTGAACCACCAAAAGCACCTGCTCTGATTGCTCTATCCTGCGCGCTACCACGCGCTATGTCAGCCTGTCGCTGTATGTCGCCCATTGCTAGGTCTATAACCTGTTGTTGATATGGAGACTGATAAGCGCTTATGTCTTGACCAAGTAAAGATGCGGCTTGACCAACTTCAGGCCTTCTTTGTTGTGCTAATCCTTGTAGGGCTTTGGTTGGGTCATAACCCATACCAGATTCAAATAATCCTCTAGTAGCTTGAAACTGTCGTAATTGATCTGGAGAAAAGCCAGCCACCATTGGGCCTGTGTAAGGTATAAATGGTTGTTGTGCAATCTGTTGAGACCTTCTATAAAGGTCTTCTTGCATAGCCTTTGTTTCTGGGTCTACTTGTCTTGTTTCTGTTGTTTGTCCAGCAGCCGAACCACCACCACCAGTTAAACTTTTAACTGCGCCTACAGCTCCTGCTACTTGTCCTACTCCTGCTATGACTGGTAATGCTTGTGGCATATTATCTCCTATAAATCTTTACTTAATAACACTTCTTGTTTTATGCCTAAGTGTTTTGCTTTTCTAATCCAACCTTTTCTGCCGCCACCGTATAATCGTTTAACGCCAGATTCTCTTGCAAATGTTTCTATATGTTTAAACATTTCTTCAAATTCTTTAAAGTTTCCTGCAAACACCAATATATTCATTGATAGCATCTGCGGAAAAGGTATTATCTCTGTGACCATTGCTGATTTTTTACCTGGCCATAAAAGAGCTATACCATTTCTTATTTTATCTTCTATATCATCGATTGTATAGGTATCTTGGTATTTCATAGCTTTTTCAAGCCATGGCTTACATCTTTCCCATTCAACCTCCCAAGGTTCTTGTACAACCTCTGGGTGTAATTCAACTACTGTATTAGTCGCCTTTACCATATTCTATAATGCTTAAAACTAAATGTATGTTTGCATGGTTTACTTGTGCTTTTAATATTTCGCCTTGTTGTATAACTATGCCTGCATTGGTTTGCAACTCTTCAGTAGCTTGTGCTGCTATATTATGTTGTTTATAAATAAAAAACTCATTAGAGCCTGTATCAGTTATAGATACATCTAAATTGGTTTGCTGATTACCATGATCACAAGCTAAAAAACCTTTTATAATAGCAAAAGTAAAATCATCACCAGTTGGTGCAGTATAGATGGTTTGTTGTGTTGTAGCTGCAAAAGCATATTTAACATTAATTGCACGCTGTATATATTGTCTTTGTGAGGATAGATCCATTATCTTCTACCTCTAGTTCTTACGTTTAATCTTATATTACCAACTTGAAAATCCTGTGTTGTGCTACCTGTTACAGTCATCTGTACTTGTCGTGCTGTAAACCTAGCATCGGTATATCCATCATTCTCAAAAGTAAAACTACCAAAGTCTGTCTCGCTACCTAATGGGGTAAACTTACCTTTAAAACTTATTGTTACACCTGGTAATGTGTTTGCTTCTTCATCTGGAATAATCTGATTACATTGCACATAGTTATCACCGTTACCTAATTCTATTGGACCGCTAGTACAAAATGGTGCATCACTATTTAAGTTTGGTGAATTAGATAAAGTGGTTGATTCGTGTTCGTATATAAAACCACTTGAATCACCAGCAATAGGATAATCAAACGCACCTTGGTCAATCCAACATCCTCTGTCTAAAGAACCTATGGACCAAGTGTTTTCTAAGTAATTCCAGATTACATATTTGTTTGGTGTGTATTGTCCATCACCTACAGGAAAACCCCACCATATTTCATTAAAGTTAGAGTTGTGTCCACCCCAACATGATTGTTTGCCTTGTATGTTTAGATTGTCATACACATAATCATGCACATCGCATGGTATTTCTCTTACAACACCATCATAAACAAAGAATGAGTTTTCACCCATCCACGCAAGAAAGTTTCCTGTTTGTACAACCGATCTTCTACTTACAGCTTTACAGTTTGCGCCTGCTGCTACGATACCATAAACAAAAGGTGAGCCTACATAGCTCATTCTATCTATACCAGTATCACTAAAAACTATGACATCGTTTTGATATTTAACGCCTAATAACGCACGACCACCTGTAGGTATTTGCACATCACCTGCTGTATTAGTGGCTTTAGATGTCCAAGTGTTTCTATCTTCTCTATCACTCCAAGATACCTTTCTAGGATCGCCACCAGAACCAATAGCAACTAAATGCCTTTCATTAGTCACTAGAACAGCCTGACAGCCTGTAGGAGCGTTTGTTACGACTGTAGCAATGGTATCTGCTGTACCGCCTGAAACTGGCCTCCATTTGTAGATTTTACCGTCACCAGAAAAACAAAAGACTAAATCCTCACCCCAGTTATCAAAGGAGAAATGACCTGAAGCAAGAGGTAGTCCAGATTGACTTCTAGCATCGCCATAATCTTCTACATTATAGTGGTATGCACCATAACCGAGAGGATCATTATCAGCGTCACTTACAAAACCAACTGGTGTTATATCAGTCCATGTATTGTCGTATAAGACATAGACTTTTTGTCTTGTACCTACAGCTAGTATGGATTCACCAAGATTGTCTTTATAGGCATACATACCTATAGGTTCTCCAGTTAGTGCTGTGTTTCTTAGTTTAGTCCAACCACCAACAGGTTTTAAAAATCCGTTTTCAAAACGCACGAGATTGCCGTCAACCCAACGACCTTTGTTAGCATAGTCAGTTCCGTTTTTGACTATGCCAGCTGGCGGAGTTACAGGCAATAGTGCCATTTTTAGCCTATAGTTTTAGTAACGGATGTTGGTGTGATTTGACTGTTGATGTTGCTGTCTAATCCTGATTTAAGATTAGTAACCTCATCATCACCCATGCCAGTTGTAACCCAACCAGTAACTACGTCATTGGTAAGATCTGCGAATGGTATAAAGTTAGATATATCATCTGCATTAACGATGTGAGTACCATAAACAGAAGATGAATAGTTATTACCATCAGCGTCTTGTTGATCGCTCTCTGCGTTTAGTCTCCAGTGTACGTTGTAAACAACGTCTGAATGACTGTCGTGATTTGGGTAAACATCGACTGTTTTACAATCCCAAGTATATTCTATTGCCATAATTATTCTCCTTTAAGTAAGTTAATTTCAGATTGTAAGGCATCAATCTGTGTTTGTTGTTCTTTCATTCCTGCAACTAAATGTACTACTAATTTACTGTAATCCATTTGATACATTTCTTCTTCATTTTGGCTAACTGCATTTGGTACTATGTCTAATACTTCTTGAGCTATAAGACCTTCGTCAGCTCTACCATCTGCTTTCCAGTTGTAAGCTACTGGATTAAGTTCGTTAATAACTTCTAAACCTCTAGCCTCACCTATAACATCTTTTAATCTTGCATCTGAAGATGTGTTGTAAGAAACACCAGTAGTACCATTCATTGTAATACCACCTATTTGTGATGAGTTTCTTCTAAATGTTTGGTATTCATGTCCATTACCTGCACCTGAAGCTGTATTGTTATCAAAAGTAATTCCATTAGTTTCTTTAGCAAAACTTACAGAATTAACAGCTTGTACAGCAGTTCCGCCAATACAAAAACTGCCATTGCTGAGAAGTCTCATTTTCTCAGCATCACTTGTATGGAATCTTATGGGTATAGCATCAGCAGTACCTATAAACATTTGTGATGATGCCATTCCAATATAACAATCTTTATCAGTATCAGTTTCATGTAGTAATACTATAGGTTGGGTATGAGCTACGTTAATACCTTTAGTTGCACCAAAAGCACCTGTATTAAATGAAGTTGAGCCAACTAATAAATTTCCTTGAGAATCAACACGCATGCGTTCTGTGCCATTTGTAAGACCAGCATTACCAGTATGGAAGATTAAATTACTTCCTGCACCAACATAAACAGTATCAGTATTTACACCTAAATAACCGCAATCTGAACCGCCTGATTGAAGTTGAATACCATCAAAAGCAGAGCCATTTACTGTTAATTTATGACCTGGTGAGGATTGCCCAATTCCAACATTGCCTGAACCACTAACTTCCATTATTACAGTATTATCAGATTTTCTAAATCTAGCAGCATAATCAGCAGCACTAGTACCAGCATCAACTAATAAACCAAAAGATTGATTGGTTGTTGTGCCACCAAAGATTTCCATAGTATTAGCATTATCTGCACCAGTTGCTTTTATTGTTCCAACAACATCCAATTCTTTTGATGGACTACTCGTTCCAATTCCAAGACCTGTTGAGTTTAGTCTCATAAGCTCACTACCACCATCTTCAAATATATGTCCTTCTGTTGTAGACCATATTTGCATCCTTTCTGTATCGTGATATAAAGACAAGGCTTCTCCATTTCCACCATGTGACCTTATATAGGAAACCTTACCTGTACCTTGTGTATTTGTTAAAACTAATGCTTTATTTGATTCAAAATTGCCTTCAATGTCTAATATTCCATCAGGACTATTCGTTCCAATTCCAACTCTATTATTTGTAGAATCAACTTTAAGGGTAGATGTATCAACAGTTAAATCACCTGAAACTGTAAGGCTAGATAATGTTCCTACGCTAGTTATGTTGGTTTGAGCTGCTGTAGCTAGTGTGCCTGTTAAAGATGTATTAGCTGTAAGAGTTGTGAATGTACCTGCGGCTGGGGTTGTGCCACCAATGACA